ATGTCTTCTCTACTTATTGCGCTACAAAGTGCATACAAAAACGTATACAAAGTGAAACCGTATAGTGATGTACGTATTTATCCTTCTATTATAGGTGAAAAATCTAGATTCACTAAGGAAGAAAAAGTCGAACTGACTAAAACAGGGGTTCGATGGTATGTTTATTTTGAATACTTGGATCCGTTGACAGGCAAAATGAAACGGCAAAACCCTATCACTTTAGGGGTTAACCGTGACTTTCCTAATTTTGACCAAAGGCGAAAGCGAATCCTTATTATTAAAGAGGAAATCGAAAATCTATTATCCAATGGCTATTCGCCTTATCCTAATAATACCGAATTGAAAGCTTTTAACATTAAAGGGGCAATTCAGTTCGGCTTGGAACTTAAAAAGAACTCTGTTAATCCTACCACCTATGGAGATTATGAAAGTAGGTGTTCTAAATTCATGGAATACCTTTCTAATCGTGATATGCTTTTATCTCCAGTTCAAAGCCTGACTAAAAAACATTGTAACGATTTTCTAAATCACATTTCTAAAAGTTCAAGTTCACGAAATCGGAATAACTACCTTGCTGCTATTCGTTCTGTTTTTTCTGATTTGGTCAGTAATGAGATTGTATCTGTCAATCATTTCGATTCAATTAAGAATCTTAAAACCACGACTATCCGTAACCGCAGCTATACTTCTGCAAGTCTGCAAACTATTATCGAATACCTGAAAGCTAATGATCCGTATTTGTTAAGCTTTATTCAATTGTTCGGATATAACTTTTTGAGGCCTGTAGAGATATGTAGATTACAATGTCGGGATATTGACCTTTCGGAAGGTATCTTATATGTAAGGGCTAAAAATAAAGCGGATAAAATAAAGCGTATTCCTGACATCTTATTGAATTACTTTCAATCTCTTGACTTGTCAAATGATGCCTATTTCATTTTTACTCCGAATGATGCACCTGGAGAATGGGATACGTTGGAAACTAATAAAAGAGGATATTTTGGTAAACGATTTGCAAAGGTAAAAGCTAAATTAAAGCTTGGAAATGAATACACGCTTTACAGTTTTAGGCATACTTTTACTAAAAAGATTTACACAAAGCTAATCAAAAAGCATACGGAACAGGAAACGCTTGAACGTTTGCAACTGATCACTGGACACGAGAGCATTGCAGGTCTTAAAAATTACCTTCGTTCTATAGATGCTAAACTACCAGAAGATTGGAGTGATTATTTGAAGTGAATTTATAATATAAAAGGTGTTAAAACCCCACCGAAAAAAGCTATCGGAACTAAAGCTCTCCATAGCTTTTTTCTTTTTTCTTCGCGGATGTATTTCGCTTCTAATTTACTTAATCGATTTGATGCTAAATTATACTTACTAATCTGCTCCAACACTTGACTATGTAAAGCCGCTATCTTTTTACCTTGCTGCTTTTCGGCTTCTAATAATCTATTGTACTGTATCTTTTTCAGTTCGCATGATCTTAACCGCTGCTCGATTAAATTGGCTTTCTGTAGGCTAATGGTGACCGAATCGCTTTGCCCATAGCTTTTGTATGCTATCAGCACTAAAATTAAATGTAATACTATCGTTTTCATGTATTAAGTGTTGAATGCTATCTATCTTTTTAAACTCTGCTTTGTAGCTGCTGTCGGCTGCATTGTAAATTCGTTCGTATTCCGCTATCAGTCGGTCACGTTCTTTCAATTGGTGCTTTAGTTCTATTCGATCTGCCTCTATTTCTTCAGCTGTAAATAATGTTTTCACCCAGCTGAAAGCAAGTATCGCAACGATCACAAATAATAATATCTGAACTATATTAAATTTTTTCATTGCTATGTCTTTTAACGCTCTGATATGTTTGTGTAGCCGTGAACCCTATTGCGCCTGAAGCGCACATTATCCAAGCTATATCTGGAAATACTTGATTTGCGTTGGGATGCTTATAAAATATGATAGCTGTGTAGGTAATCATAAAAGCGAACATGAGTATAAATGCGAAAATTGTCGCTTTCTTACTGCTTAATTTCCCATCTTCTCCTTCTAAGGATGCTGAAAACCAATATAATAACTTACTAAAATTCATTCGTAATAATTATGGTACCGTCATTGGATACTTTGCTCATGACCTTTTCAAATGCTTCTTTGCTATTCCATACGGCATCTTCACCGTATGAAGTACCCGGAAGGATACAACCCAACGTGTCTTTTGGGTAATTCCCGATGTGTATCAATATCCATGATCTATCTACCACATTTGTAATATGAATATGCGGATATGGATATTTACTTTGTGGCTCATTTCTGATTTTCCAATGATAATATCCTGTTGGAATGCAGCTAATGTTATTCTGATTATCTAAATAAGGATTTTCAAGTGTGTAGCACTCGAATACGCCATCTATAAATAGCTTTCCTAATGTGCTTTTTTCAGTTTCCTTAAATCGCTTTAGCTCCAGTTTCATTTTTCATCTTATTTCCCTTGATCTCTAATCATCAGTTTTATATCGTATACATCTCTCATCATTTGTTTTTGGGTTTGGTTGATGTCTTCATATAAAATTTCAATCTTCTTAGTGTTCAATTCTATTTGCTTAAACTGGTTGTTTTGCCTTACTTGAAGCTCTTTGATTTCTAAATTAATCGAAATCCAAGCTCCAACAAGCACGGTTAACAATCCAGCTATACTCACAAATAACTGCCATAATTTGATTTGCATCTCCTTTATGTTATCTACTTTTTCGCTCATTTTAAACTTGATGTATTTTGTGATTAGACCCTTTCTTATTTACATTGAAAACTATAGTATACTGGCTTAACTCTAAGTTTGCATCGTAGAAAACAGGCACGGTATTATTGACAATAGCACTATAATAATTTGCTGTTGACTGTAATATAGAGGAGGTAATCAGATCGGCTGAACTAAATAAAAAAGCAATATCCTTGCTGAGTATCTTTACCGTTACATCTACACCGTTTTCAAAGTCAATTTCGGAAAGCGTGTTTTTGCTTTCCGAAATATTGGCTTCATATACGCAAAAGTTCTGAGCTGAATCTATGTTTTCAGGAAGTTGTGAAAAATAGGTGTTAGGAATTATTGCCGAAAGCTTACCGTAAATGTCTTCTAAAAGCAATTTCATTAATCTCTCTTGCTAATTTTATCTGGCGTATTGTAATCTTTACTATTACCTCTACCTGAACCGCTTTTATTACCGTTTTTCTTACTTCTTCCCTTTAATAAAAATACCCCTACTATAGCGGATAAAATTATTATGATTGTTGCTATCACTATTGATTCCATATCTTTTTACTTAATAAACGATATTAAGAAATACCATCATCAATTATGCAAGTGATAACACCTGTTATCATACCATTACTATCTACTTGAAAATATAAAAACTCACTATTTCCATTATAATATCTATAGCTATGAGATGGTAAAGGTGTGCTTAATGCAGTATCAGTATAGATGTATTTATTTACTGCAATATCATCACTTCTATCTTGATAAGCTGTAATATCATCTTGTACACTTGGCGCACCGCATTGATAAGCAATTGTTTTATCAATATTTCTAGAAATATATGGCGGTAGAGCGTTAGGATCACTTACCATTACAGTAAAATCCAATGGAGTATTACTGTAGAATGTACTTTTATAAGTTTCACCAAAATAAGTGTTATCTAATGCATTTATACTTATTGTTTGAAATTGATTATTTATAGTAAATGGAACATCTACAGTAGCAAAAAAACTTGTATTTCCTGCTGGTATTATAATTACTTCTTGTGTTGATGTGTCATTTATTTCTTCATTATGTTCAATATTAATTTGAATTTTAACATCATAACCTACTTTATTATTAAATGTAAAATTAAAAGTATGTGCAGCTGTGCCTAGTGAAGTGTCAGCACTTTGAATGTTATGCGCTACATTAATAGTTGCCTGTGGAAATCCTCTAAAACTTGCCATATCTACAGGTGGATTAGTTCTTTTAGGCACAAACATATCTAACCTAGCCAAATTAGCTAATGTATTCATATTTTTAGTAGCTAAAGAAGTATCTGTAATAGTTCCTTTTATTGCCTTTTGGATGCTATTAAAATCACTCACACCATTTGCAGTACCTTCAAATGCCTTACTATATCCTGTATTACTAACTCTTCCCATATTTATTAATTAATTTCTTTTTATTATCTAATTTTATTATTACCCAAATACAAAATTGGTAGCTGTTACAACTCCACCACTCAAAATATCACCTTTTACATACATTCCGTTAGTAGGGACTAATGAACGATTTGAATAACTATTACTTACTAATAAATTATTTGTATTAATTGGTAGTGCAGCACCATTATTTAGAAAAGATATTTGTGATTGATCGGAAACGATTGCACCCGATAATTTAATATTTCCTAATACGTGTAGTCTTTCATCAGGTGAAATTGATCCACCTAATAACATTTTACCTGTGTCGTGTTCAATTCTTGATACTATTGAATTTGTTGAATTTCTAAAAGATGTATATTGACCTGTATTTCCTGCTCTAAAAATAAAAGAATTAGAATTAACATCTACACCAAAATAAAGTCTTAGATTACCATTTGAATCATTATACCAGCTATTAGATTTAAAATTAAAGTCTAATATACCAGTAAAAGTTTTATCACCATTAATGCTTTGATTTGTTGACCTATCAACATAATTACCTAAATGTTGTGTCACACTAGAAGAAGATATTCTAGCATCTGAAAAAGTACCACTTGTTATTTTAGAAGCTGCTAAATTAGGTACACTCGTTAAATATCCTTCGTTTGCATGGTTTCCCCATCCGAAAGCAGTCTGGCCGTTTATTATTCTACTGTCGTTGCCTTGCGCTACTGTACCTGAAGCAGTTCCGAAATTCTTATTAAATGCTGTGTTTTTGCTAAAAGCATTTTCTTTACCATTCAAAGCATTTTGTAAATCTGTTTGGTCTGAAAGTGTACCACTAATTAAACCCCAAATTGCAGCACTTCCACCTGAACCGCCACCGCCTGATCCGTTCACCCCATTAAATAGGAAGTTTTCACCCTCAAATATTCCATTATTATTAATGCGTGCTGTTAGCGAAGTACTTCCAGTAGCTTCTATTTCTAAATCATTTTTAACAGTTAGTTTATTAGTCCATTTTTCCCATCTATCTACTTTAGCATTCCAGCTATCAATATTTGTTTGAGTAATGGATTTTACAAAATTAGGAACTGTTGGGTCTGTTTCTGTGAAATTAGAAGCTGTATTGCTTGTGCTTTCACCGCCTACAGAGGTCAAAGTAGTATTTTCAATAGTGTAATTAAAGGATGAGTAATTAACCTCAATTAATTCTAATTTTATTAAGTTCTGTACACTATCAAAAACATAATCATATTCATTTATAATATACCTTTTGCCGTCAAATAAAATAGAACTGCTATAATTCAAATCAACATTGTCATTATCTATAATGGTCAGTTTTAAATCGTTGTTTGGTTTCTGCCTTCTTCTCAGTTTATTTAATAAATAAAGATATACTAATGGCCTACCTTCAGCTCCTTGAAATGTACTCCATGATGTGGTTAGTGTATCGTTTATTTTAAGGTTCCCGACATCATTTACCTGTATTCCATCGGCTATTAAAATATTGTTTTCGCTATCTTTTTCAATTGCGTTGTTATCTAAGTTGGTTACCTGGAAAAACCTATCATAAGTTGTTGTATCTTCTTGAGTTATTGCATTCAGTTTGAAATTATCCATTCTGTACTGGATAGAACTGTACGGGCTTGTAACGTGGGTAATATCTCTTATCTCGATTGTATAATTCCCCGTACCTTGGTTATTGTACGTTCCCTCGAAAACATTTTTACCCGTATTTAAGGGGGTTATGTAGCTGACTTTGTTTCCTCCCTGATATAAAATAGAAACTTCAAGTTCAGGGTCTCGATTTCCATTAGCATTGATATGATTAACAGAAAATAGGTAATATTCAAAAGATAGCTTTATAATGTCCTTATCGCTGACTTTTTCAATTGCAAAATCTTCTGAGTATATTCTTTTACCATCGGTATCAGAACTAACTGCAAGCTCCCCATTATTTATAGCTACATTAATGCCAGGCTCATCTTTAAACCAGTATAAATTAGCGTTACTAAAATCCGGGTTTCTTACTAGATTTGCCTGAATGGTTTTATTTTTAAAAATAACATCCGACTTTTTAAGCGCACTTAACTTAGTCAGTCTGTTTGATCTTTCAAATTTAAAAGTAGAAATGTCGATCGTATTGGATACTGCTGTTTTGCTTACTAAAGACAAATCAGTATAAAGGTAATTATACTGAAAGCTGCTAACCTCTAATTGATTGACTATAAAAAACTTATTCTTTGATTGAAATAATTTAAGGTTAAACGGATCAAGAATAGCTTCAATCACCTCTTTGCAATTGTAAATGTCTTTTTTACCGTCTTGTACTCTTTTAAATCGTTCGGCATTTATGACACAATTAACCAATGCGTTATCATTGGTTCCGGTCATTAAAGAATCTTCTTTGGTATTTAATATGACTGAAAAATCAAGTTCTAAGTTAGTAGGGATTAAAGCTTGCTTAATGTACCAAAGTAGGGTATTATCTCCCTCTATTTCTTCCCCTACCTCATCTAATATTGTGAACTTTTCTAACTTAGCAAGTCTATCATTAAACCCTAAATCATACTCAAATACATAGTCGATATATTTAGTCTCTATATTTTCGACATCTAATTCACCTGTATGATTTAAAACCCCGTCTAGATAGTATTTCCCAATATAATCGCCTATTTCAGCCGTTAAAAGTTCCGCATATTCAGCGTTATTTTTAGTAATTAATCTAAAGCTAAATTCAGAACCATTAATTGCACTGTCTTTATTTTTATATTGAAGTGATAACTTTCCAGTTACCCCCTCTACATCATAAACTGCCCCGACATAATCTTTTTTTAAAACTTCAATTTTAATAGCTCTGCCGTTGCTGGTATATTCAGCTTTATATCTTAATCCGTATGCCATAATTACTTAGAAATTTCTATTATTTCGAGCGTTTGTTTCATCTATTACCGCCACTAATTCATTTCCACTACCTATCAATCGACCTGTAATTCTTATGTTTTGAGTTCCGCCCATCGCACCACCTCTATTTATCATATCAAACATATTAGACTGCTGTGATTTGTTTAGCATCATTTCCCCACCATTGGCACGGATTAGGTTTTGATCGCCTGTAGGTGAGCCTTCGACAATCCCGCCTGAAAAGAATTTAGGAATAGATGCGAAAGCTGACAAAATACCTCCTACTGCTGTCGCTATAAATGCTGGCTGTGCTACTACTGCCCCTATACCTGTGCCTAAAGCTGAAAGATTACCTATTTGGATAGCTGTTGCTATTGCTTGACTTAGCATCATTGAAATTAAATCCATAGCTGTTTTAGCCATTCCCTTTATAAAGCCTTGAAACCCTGAATCTGCCAAGCCTAAAGAATCTACTATCCTATTCCCCATATTAAAGAAGGCATCTCCTACCGCATTGCCTACCGCCCATGCTTGCTCTCTCAATAATTCAATTTTCATTTGCATTTGCTCCATTTTGGCATTATACATTTCCATTGTTTCTTCGGGAATGCCATTTGAAACCATGGTTTTTAATGCTTCTGAAACTTGCAAAGCTTTTGTTTTTACCCCGTCTAATTGAGCAGTCATTTTTTGAATACCTCCACCGCCTAAGGTAGATTGATTCGCTTTTTCAGCATTTAGCTTTTCCTCTAATTTTAGTTGAGTTTCTAACTGTGCCGTTAAAGTGTTTTGGTCTCTTAATAAAGTTCTTTGAGCATCTTCCCTTTGTTGGTTTAGTTTAACTATTTTTACCTGCAAGTCAACTGTATCCTCATCATCAGACCTCATGTTATTTGCTAAAGCATCTGTTTCTTGCTTAATCCGTAATTCTTCTTTTGCAAAATAGATTCTTTTATTGCTTAATTCATCTTGTATTTTACGTGCTTCTTTAATAAAAGAAAGTCTTTCCGCTTCATTGTACTTTTCCTCATCCCTGCTTTTTCTTCTAGCCTCAGCCATCTTGAACTCCATCTCGGCTTCCCTGACCTTAAAGGCTATTCTGTCTTTCTGTAGCTGGATAGTATCTTCCTCTAATTTAAAAGCTTTTCTAGCCTCTGTAGAAGCTTCTCCGTACTTCTCTTTTATAGTATCTAGATTATCGGAAATCACTGACATTGCAAGTCCAACTGGCGTTGTACTCATCGCAATATCTTTTAAAGCAGTTCCAGCAGCTTTAGCTGCACCACTAAAATCTTTTTCAAACAACAATTTAAAAGCCGTGCCAATACCTTTTATTCCTCCTATTAGCTGTTCAAATCTTGCTAAAACAAAGTTCTTAATTGCTTCACCCATATTTTTAAGGGCTTCTTGTGGGTTTTGAAATGCCCACACTAACATTTCACCTAATTCAGAAAGAGTGTCTATAATCACATCTCCAACGGCACTAACTCCAGCCATAGCCTTTGAAACCATGTCCGCACCTTTTTGGGTTTTGGTGAAATAGGCTACCAATGAGCCTAAAGCCACTACTAAAAGCCCTATACCTGTAGATGCTAAGGCTACTTTAAACACCTTCAATGCACTTGAAGCACCGCCCAATCCTTTTGTAACACCTGAGAATGACCCCACCAATCCGTTCAAAGCTTCTCCAGCAATCCCCATTTGAGATGTCATTTGAGTGCCTAATCCTTTTGCTCTATCTCCAATAGAACTAAAAGCACTCCCTACCTTTTTGGAATTGTCTTTTGTTTGTTTACCAAACTTATTAACAGAACTTTTTGCTTTATCCAAGCCTTTGTTTAATTCTGCTGTATTTGCTGATATTTTAAGTGATAAGTCTGCTAATAATCCCGCCATTCTATTCTTTGTTTTTCTTCTTTAATAAACGTTTTTGGAAAAGCTTATCGAAAGCATCGAAGTCAACCGCCTGAACGTCTAGTATTGGCTCGCTTTCCCAATGGAAAGGCATTAGCTTACTTGGCTTGTTTATTGAATCTTTTAGATGTGGTTTGAGCATGTAGAAGGTTTGTAATCGCATTACCTCCATTTGCTCCCGTAGTTCCTGTTTCTTTATTTCGTTCTGAGTGTATAAAAAAAAATGCGCTTCTTGATAGTCCATCAAAAGCGCATCTTTTAATCGTATGTTACAATAATTGCAAAGGTAAGCTACGAAATAATCTAAATCCTTATTAAGTAGCTCTGAAAATGGGTCTATTTCTTCTTCCTCGTTGCTGGATTCGGACTTGATTTTTTTTTATCAACTGCCATTAACTTAGGTATCAACTCAATAAATTCATGATACGTGTCATCTAAAACAGCTTCAATATCTGTGAATTTTTGTTCAACACCTTCAGATTTACATCCGCTTTGATAAGCGCATTTGAATAATAACTCAATATCATTAAAATCAAGCTGATCAATGCCGTTGATTATGTCCTTTCCACTCTCTTTATTATAGTTTTTCATCGCTATAAAAGAGAATTTCAATGGTAACTTTTCGCCTTTAAATTCTATGTAATGCATATTATGGGGTTATTGGTAAAGTTTCTACTAAAATCGCATCATCACCGCTAAAAGAAGCTGAATAAGTAATGATTTCCTGACCACCTGCACCTGCTCCTGACTTTGAAAGATTCGTTAATAATGCTTGACCAGTTAGGTACTTATCACCTTCTACTGTTGCTTTCAAAGCTAGTGTAACGATTGCGTTTCCGTTGGTGGTCATGTGTTCCACAAAAGCAAAAAACGAACTATTTGGGCCACGTTCTACCATACCCGAAAGGCTGCCCGTCCATGACATTAAACCACCTAATATTCTTTTCCATTTTCCGCTGTCAAGCGTTGAGATGTCAATTTCTTCTCCGTTTATTTCTAGGGAGTAGTCCGTACCTGCTGCAATGGCTGTTCCATTCCATTCCATGACATACTCCGCTGCTTTTACCTTACTCATATCTTATAATTTATATTAATAAACGTTTTATGAATTTAATTTCTTGATCTTCCTTAATGTGGATTTAATACGGCTTTCGATTGCTTTGTTAATAATTGTTCCGTATTCCTTTTTTACAAAATCTAATATCTGGCTTTCGCTTTCGTCTATTGATTTTTTAATAAATGGCTGTGGTTGTATCTTACCTCTATTTGCACCGCCTTTCGTTTCCCTTTGCGCTGTCCCGTATTCTACCCATCGCAATTTGAAACCGTCTGGATGAACGCCCACTAAAACGCCTGACTTATTGTATTTGTCGGATGCTATTTTGATGTTTTTCACTTCATCGCTGTAAGGGCCCGGTACATTGGCTTTCATTTTATCCAATGCAATCTTAGCTGCCTTTCTATTTGCTGACCGCCATATCTTAGCTTGTAAATCAACCGGTAAAGCAGATAGCAATTTATCCAACTCCTTTAAATTCACTAATTCCATTCCTTGCACTGAATCCTTAGCCATTTCTTACTGCTTTTATCGTTTGCCCGGACCTATCCAGCATCGGCTGTATTGCTAATATTCTGTATTTATCGCTTTTCCAAATTATATAATGGTCGTAGGTCATTTCTGGATAATTTCGGATGTAAAAGGTCACTTCTGTTTGATTCAAAATAACATCTTCCTTTCCTGCTTCTCTGCCAATATCCACTTTAACCCCTGCTTTCACATCGGCTATTTTGCTTTCTGTTTCACCAATAGCACCAAATGAATTGTTCGTTTTCGTTTTCAGCCAGACCTCTATATTTTCCTTTAGATTTACCCCTATCATAAGAATCGTTCTTTTTTGTAGAAGTTGACAAGATTTTCATATACATTATTTTTGTAGTAATTCATTGAATTGAACTCTGACCGCTCATTATCATACAATCCGAATACTTTTATTAAAATACATTGGATTAGTACTTTGTCTTTTTCTGTTGCTGTGAATCCTGCTTTTAAAGTTATGGATATGTCACCACTAACAGGCTCATCGAATGTTAATACACTTTTAAAATCTCCTTTTTCGATTGTGTAACCGGTGAATACAGACCCGTCCAATGTAATAGCTTCAATGCTTCTTACGCTCCCTATTTCAATGGTGTATTCTTTTGCTTTATCCAGGGTATCATTGATTATAAAAGTAGTATCCGCTAATGTTCTTGAGGTGTCGTTTTCTACTACCTTGGTCGCTACTTCTAAAAGCGTGTCTATGTAACCATCATCATCTGTATAGGCTTCATTTATATGAAGATGCTTTTTGATTTCAGATAGGCTTATAAATGTAAAAGCTTTTGATTGCTCTGTTAATGTCATATTCTAATAAACGTTTTACAAAAAAAAGCTACCCCGTTTCCAGAGTAGCTTTTAAACTTAAACCAAAATTAAGCTATGGAGACTAATTATCTTACTTTGCGTAGTTTTTCACTACTGAGAAAGAAGCAGGATTTGCAACCGCTGCATCTGCTAACCTAGATACTTGAATATCCATTTGACCGTTTCTTTTCTTAGTGAAAGGGTCTAATATGATCTCCATACCTCCCCAATATCCGATAACTGCATCTTCCCATGATCCCATAATAACAGAATTTGCAGCCAATAAAGAAGTAGCGAATGCACCATATCCGTTTACTTCGTTATCTTTCCAAATTCTAATACCACTACCTGGGTCAACAAATTTGTTTTTCATGATGGCTTTCACATCATTACTTACTAGAATACCATTTCCGTATTCTAAGTCTGCTTCCATTTCTAGTAACAAACTATATTCTTCGCCTGCTGGCCATAAAGTCGCAGCTTCATAACCTGCCTTAGCAGTTAAAGCATAAACAGCATCAAACAACCTCTTTTCAACTGCTTTTGAAATAGCATAGTTGAATTGGTTTAAAATTTGATTCTGGATTCTCGGATCAGTCTGATTCAAATACTGCTTAGAGAAAGGGCTATTAGCACTAACAAATGTCGGCTCAATAGTTTCCTTTGCTACAGAAGGGTCAACATCTGAAACAGCTGCGTTTTCCGCTGTAAAAGATGCTGTAATGTCAGCCATGCTTGGTAATTCCAATTTACCGTTCAATCCCTCATAAATAGTAATTGGCATTTGCGAGGAAACCAATCTTTTATCATGAGTTGAAAGGTTTGGAACTTGATTTACTTTCGTAACATCTGCTCCAGCGGTAGTATCAAAAACAGCTCTTTTTAAAACTGCCGCAGGTATCTGAATACCAGTATCATTAAAATCCCCTCTCGCTTCTTTTATTTCCTTTCTCGCTTCATCTCTCATTTCCTTTTCAAAGCCTGTAGGGTTTGCGCCCTCTCTCATTGCTTTGAATAAGTCGTAACGCTTCAATTCTTTATCCTCCCCACCTTCTGGCTTTGGGTCTTTTTTGATTTCTTCAATCTTCGCTCTTTCCTCAAACTCCGCATCTTCAATCTCTTTATCTAAGGCTTCAATCTCAGACTTTAATCCTTCGAATTTGGTTCTTTCTTCTTCGGTCTTAACCGATCGCTTTTCTTTGTCCATCGCTTCTGTGATGGCTCTCATTTCTTTGATCTTCTGATTCCTTGAATCCTTTAACTGCTTGATTTTATTCATGTCTTCGATTTCTTTAAAATAATAAACGTTTTATCTTTTTAATTCTAAAATGTCAATTTCCATTGTATCTCGCTCAACCTCCGAAGGTTCAGGCTCTAAGCTTTTTTCAAACTCCTGCAAGCTTCTTTTAGCTGCTTCCATGTCGGTATCTGAATAAGCACCGTTTACCACTACTGAAACATCATATAAACCGCTTACCTCTTTGATGTAACGGATATTGTTGCCCTCATCGTCTTTTTCCCATCGTTCGCCCTCTCGCTCAACGGTAAAAACAAAACTATTCTCATATAGATTGCCAGCTTTCACATTTTCCCATGTATCACGGGCGGATGTGGTATTGGCAAGCGTTGCCGTGTAACGTAATCCTGTTTCATCTACTGACAATTCAAGACTTTTAATATCTTTCGATACGTTTTTTCTGGCTAATACTTCATTCGGATTATGCTGATAGGTCATTATTACATCTAAATCTGACCGCTGCAATACATTATCAAATGCATTAGGCTCAATGATTTCGTAGAACATACGACCACGTTCGAATATTAGCTTTGAACGTTTGTTAAAAACGCTCGCATATCCGCTAATTGTTAGCTCTTCCGCATCGTTCTTTTCGGCACGCAGACTTAATTGCGCATCCGTAATAGCATTGTATCTTTTTTCCTTTAGGTTTTTCATCTTCTTTTACCGTTTTTCTGATTTCCTTATTTTCTTTAGGTTCGATAACCTCTTTTTTTTCTTTGAGCTTTTGCGCTCTACTCGTTTTCTTCGTTGCCATGACTTAATATTTTATTGTACTTAGACCTATTATCATAAGCCCATAAAGGCTGTAAATTTTTATAATTAAAACATTCTAATTGTTGTTCCTTTTTACTCAAATCAAATTTATCACAAGGTATTATATGGTCTACATGCCAATCTCCATAATTATCCCAATTCATTCCATCGGTAAATAATGATTCTAAATGACTTCTAAGTGTATTCCAATCGCAACCCACTAGCTCATTGGTAGAACTTTTTTTAGTGTATCCTTTCAATTTTATAGCATAATAAACCCTGTTATAACAAGAATACTTAACCCTATATAATGGGTCTTTTCTTCGCTTCTTTTTATACTCTCTATCGTACTCTTTTTGGTAATTTTTGAAAAATTTAGCTCTTTTCTGTTTATATTCTTTTTGTCTTTTCGAGTACTCAGGATCCTTATTTCTTTTTTTATTGTATTCTGATTGCTTTTTCAGAATTATATCTCTGTTTTCTTCCCTATATTCCTTATCGCAGCTTTTGCAAATACTTCCTATTCCATATTTTTTACTGCAATCTTTCCAGAAATCATCAATACTTTTAACTTTTTCACATTTTGTGCAAATAGATTTATCATTTTTTAGTAAATCTTTCTTTTTTGTATAAAGACCTTTTGTCTCCTTACTGCAATTTTTGCATTTGTTTTTATACCCGCTTTTAGCATATCCATCTTTATAAAAATTATCAATGCTTAAAACCTGTTCGCAACGCTTGCACTCCTTCTCTTTCATTCCTCTTCTTTTTCAGGTTCAACAGGAACTTTTGAATGCTTATTCATTAAGGCTGGTAAAAACTCATCTAATTTTTCCAATGGGAAAGAATTTTGCATTTGTGTATAATGATATTTACCATTTTCAAACATCGCATTGCCTAATATCTTATTTGCTTCATTCGGGGTCATTAGTCCAGCCTTAACTTGGTTAATCGTTCCTGCTACTTTGGTGGAATAATCCACTTCTACCAAAGCATCTAGATTAAATTCAATGCTTAATTCATGTTCGCTATCGAATAATAGTTTACGCTCCATTTCCTGACGGTACATTCTAGCGATATACTGTAGGGTATTGGTTTTGAATTGTAACCCCATTTGCTCAATGGATATATTGGCTACATCCATTCCAATCATATAGCTAGGTACACCGTAAAGGGCTGCTACATCTTTCTTGTTAAAGTTTAAGCTTTCCAGTATTTGCGCATCTTGTATAGATGAGGTTGGAGCTGCTTTTAAATCCCATCCTGAAGGTAGTATAGGCGTTTCTTTTGTGCCTTGTGAGCCCGTATATTGCTTTTTCCACTCATCTAAACTGTTCTTTACATTCGGTGCGTTAAAGTTTGAAACAGAAGATTGAAGGTATTTATCAATATTCAGGTTGTTTTTATACGCCTTATTGAGCGTTGTTTTACCCTGAAATATGTTGTCTAGTTCAAATAACAGGGCTTTTATAGGGTTAATCCCATATACTCCGTCATCTGAAATGAATTTGAAGTGCAATACATTCTCTGAGCTTATCGGTTCGTGATCGTGGAAGATGTAAAACAGTTCACCTCCCATTATTTTGTAACCTCGTACTTTGTTCGGGTGAATGATTTGTAAGCTGGTAGGCTTTGCGCTTCTGGTTTCTCTATTTATTAAAGCAAAAGCATTACCGTAATGATTTCTATGTTTTTCTAAAGTTGAAAAGAATATAGTTGAGTTTGTCCAGGCGTTCGGGTACTTATGCAGGATTTTATAAAGATTATGTTCTTTATCCTTTAACCTTCCCTCATCTGTTTGCTTGTAAATCTCCAAAGGTAGCTTTGCAAGGCTTTCAGATAGTATCTTTTCGCAGGTTAACACCGTGCTAATGATGTCATCGGCTTCGTTAAACGCCCTGTTTTCTACGGTTGTAAAGTCCCAATCGGGTTTTATTACCGTTGTCTTTTTTAATAAGTTATCCCAAAATCCCATATTTTAATAAACGTTTTTAAATATTTGCGCTGACATAGTTTAATTCTGCTTCATTTAAGTCATTGAAGTGAGCCGCTAAAGCACATGCATTCGCTATCACGCTATCAATTGAGGATTTAGATTTATCCTTCATGGCTTTGTAATTACCGTTAGAATCTACCCATAGGACTACATTTGTATATTGCCATTTAGTGGCCATGTTGTCACATATTATTTGCCCGTCAATAATGTATCTTTCTAAGAATTTCAAAGGATAGTTTAGTGTTTTGGCATTTTGCGGTACTGGCGTGCATTCAATACCTAATTCGTCTTTAACTTGTTTGATTAGCTGGAGCGCATTAGCTGAATCATAGCCAAAGTTCTTTATAAAATATTGGTCGTTCAATTCTTTTATCTTTTGGAATATGATTTCCATATCCATAACCTCGCTATCTTGCTCCACTATTTCACCGCTTAATATGAAATCGGTAATGTCTTTGTGATTTCTGGAAATATCATTTAATGTTTTCCAGTTGAAGTTTTTAATGATGTATTCGCTGTGGTTAATGCTTGGAGGGAATACTAAACTAATTGCAGAAATATCTCTATTGCTTGAAAAGTCACCGCCTAAATAACATTCTTCACCTGCAATTATTTCTTCTGGGATTTCATCTACAAAAACAGCATCTAGGTATTTGGTTTCTATAAATGAACTATCCGCTTTTTCGTACCACATATTCAAGTTCTTAACTACAAAACTCTTTAAGGTGGTTAATGTAATCTTAGCAGAATTGTATAATGATTTCAATTCGTCCAGCGAAAGTATTTTAGGATTCGATAGGTTTGGGTTTGATTTTATCCATTTGTCAGGATCCTTAATTTCTTCTTCACTATCTAACTCATATATTAAACCAAAAATAGTATCATCTTCTACTTTTCCGTCAATTACTTTTTTGATGTAGGTTTCTAATTGGTACTGATAGTAACCTGTATTCATTCCCCTGGTAGTAATTATAGAAATCAAAGGGTTTGTAATTCCCACCGTTGCGGATTTCAAAGAATCAAATAAATCTGAGGTTGGTATCGTATGCAGCTCATCTATCAAAACAAATGCACCTCTTAATCCTTCGGACTTTTCAGGGTCAGCGGTTAAAACTTTCAGCACATTAAGGTTTTTAGCTTGCTTAAACCTTAATTCGTATTGCATTATCCTTGCTCTTTTATTTATCGCAGGGCTATTTCTGGTAATCGCTTTTGTATAGTTTAGGGCTATTTTTGCAGCTTCCTTTCCGTTGGAAACAAAGTAGTTTTGTCCGTCTATTTGTCCATCGCTTGTTAAGTGGTAAATACTTTGAACGGCTCCAAGCGTTGACTTACCTTGCTTTTTTGACATGGTAAGAAAGGATGTATTGTATTTTCTTTCGTTGTTTTCCTTTCGGTATATTCCGTAGATGTTAGCAAAATAAAATAACTGCCAGCCTTCAGGATGAAAGTATTTGTACTGATCTTCTTGATTTATCTTAACGTAGGATAGGAAATGGAAGAATCTATCTAAAGCTTTTTTATTGAAGTAGTATTTTTTGCTTTTTACCTCCTTACGATATTTCGCAATGGCTTTTTTTACATACTTTCCAGTTGGTATTTTACCGCTATCAACATCACTTAAATACTGGTCAAGCTTTTTATATTGATTGTCAATATATTTACTCCTATCCATCTACTTTTGAAAAGCTTCGAATCCATCATCTTCTTCTGGAGTTAATTCTAATCCTAAGTCTTGAAAATCTTTAGGGCTCAATGATAGTTTTCTAGTGAGTTGGTTTATCCTTCCTATTATCTCGTCAATGGTTTTAAAATGCTGGTTACGTACTTTGAAAGTGCCTTTGTCGTTTCCGTTAACGGTGTAACCCTCTTCTTTTAGCATTTTGTTTATTTGCTTGTACATGTCTACTTGATCGCATAAAATATCAATCAATAAATCATATCCAGATTCGTAAATCCCTTTATCAGATAGATATTCTTTAATTTTCTTTTTCATGTTATCAATTTCAATTATACCCCCTAACCCTAAAAATCTCAAAAAAGTATGCAAAAACTAGGAGAAAGGGTTTCGCACAGACCTATACAAGGGCTATACTATGCCCCCCTACTTCAATACAATAAACGATTATTTTTTGCATAGCTCTTCAAAGTTATCTTTAAAATACTTCTCCGCTACTAACCATTGATCATCATGGTTTATAGGATTACGTGCTATCATATCTCCGCTTTTAGGAGATCCGTTCTTAGCATCTTCTCCGCTTATACTTATAGATGTATTTGATAACATGACTTTATAGCCATCAATTATTTCTTCTTTTGTAACAGGTCTTAACTCTGCTATTTGTTTTCTTTTGTACTTTTTAAATTCACTCATATCTCTATTAGTTATCTCGTTCAAATGTTTTAAGTAATCTTCATGCTATCACTCATCTAACAGCTCCTTTGCTAACCTATCCATACCATTCATGATCCTTGACTGCTTCGCTCTGTTACCTCCATTGTCCGCTATAGTCTTGTCTACATGGCATTGTCTACACAATGATTGCAGGTTATCATAGTCAGTTCTTAAACTAAAATCTACCGATAGTGGCGTGATGTGATCTACATCCGTGGCAGGTGTGATTATATCCTTATCATCGCAATGCTCGCACAATGGGTTCATCTGTATCTTATGGTTGCGTACCTGCTTCCACTCTCTGGAGTTGTAGAACTTTCGTATGTTCTTTTGTTGGTCGGTATTTAAGTGGTTCAAGAATTTCATTAGCTAATCGTCTTTAAGTAATGATTTAGCTTTCATCAAACCTAGCTTTTCCCTTTGCATAAATATTGAATCTTTTCCAATATTATATTCCCTTTCTTTAGTAGAAACTAGATACTGTAAGGCATCTCTAAGGGCTTTATTTTCCCATTGTAATTTCTGTATTTCAGTGGGCTCTTGCAATGATTCTGGATGCGTAAATGTTCTATCGCTCATATCTCAATCGTCTTTATCTGATCTATCTATCCCGTTGTTATTACCGCCAAAAATAGCGAAAAAAGTTAATGCACATTGCAAAATCATTATCCCTCTATACCACCAACTCCAATCTGACACATCCATATTCCATCCTATAAATGATAGAATTAACCAATTCAATACACATCCGATTAAGAATGCTATTACCTTAATGTATTTCATAACTTATCTTTATTGAATAAACATCTAAATCAACTCTAATGCCTTTTTTAATCCTATTCTTAGCTCTTAGAATATCCAAGAACTTACGCTTAACCATGCTAAAAACTAAGTTGTAATAGTTCGTTGTTGTATTCCCTTTATCCTTCAAATACTGGCACTTAGTTAGGGTAAACAGAATCAACTCTGATTCAGTATCTTCATAGGTTTGTACCTCGCTGAACTCATGGGTATAGGTTACATTGTAACATATCGCTTTCAGGTCTTTATACAGTTGATTGCTAAACACATACGAACCATTTAGATACTGCTTGAACCGCTCATTGAATAGCTTTTTATCAATGTTGTTCATGAGCTAGTACCGTATTGGTCAAAACCTGAAAGGTGGGTAACACTTACCTTCCTTTCCATCGGTGTACCGCACTTACTGCAAAATTGCGTATTGTTTCGCTCCGCAATTGGTAGATTCTTTTCTTCTACCGTCTCGCACCTGTCGCATTTAAACTCGTAGCTAGGCATCTCCCTCTAAGATTTGAACCGAATTGAAGATGATAGCGGATTCTTTGAGCTCAAATGCGCCACGCTTATTTGCAATCTTAATCGCTTCAATGAGGGTTTTAACCGCCTCATCTTTAGGGTTTTGTTTCGGGTCTGTGTTGCCCTTTATACCTGCTTTTTCCTGAGCTTCCATAGCTTTATTCCGTTAATTTTCGAAAAGTAAAGAAGTAGATAAGCAGATAAGAAGCCACTAATAACGCAAATATTTCGTTAATGTGCAAATTTTGGTTTAGGGTGGTTCGTTTTTTGAATGCTTTTTCTTGTAAGCTTCATAATCTACCTTTCCGTACTTTGAGCCGTCAAATTTCGGTGCTTTGTAAACCTCTAACTTTTCAATCACTTCATAATCCCTATCCTTCAGGAAATAATACGGCTCCTTCCTAAATTTCACATCGGTTTGCAAAAGCTTTGTCCTGGATATAATCTTCTTTTTCTCGCTTTCATTCAATCCAGCCCATAATGTAGCTAAATGTTTGTGGGTCGAATCCTTCCCGTAAAGCTTTAGCCATGATTTCAAATCTTCCGCAAAGGGGGTAGGGGGTTTTTTAAGTAAATGTTTATTAGAACTACTACTGTTAGAATTATTATTACCTTTACTTATACCTATACCTATACCTATACCCTTAGCTAACCCTTGGAAATTTTCGGGTATTTTACCACGTTTGAAAAGCTTTTCAATTTGTACTTTTAGGTTATCGAGTGGGTCTAATCCTGTCGATGCTATGTATTGAATTACTGGCTTTGCTCCCTTCTCCATATTGCAATGTTCGCATGCTGTTATGAGGTTGTCTCGCATGTTATCTCCTCCGCTTGATTTCGGTATTATATGATCTACCTGTATGCTTTCTTTGTCGGTTGAACCGCAATACTGGCAGGTGTATTTGTCGGATTTCTTAATCGCATCTTTCTGCTTTTCTGTAAGCCTATCGGACTTGTAACCCTCTAATTCATCTTTACTTCCTATGAATATCTGCTTTTCCTTAATCTGTTTCGCTAACCATTCTTTAGTCTCCACGTTTTCCCGAAGCTGATTTAATACGCCTTTATGAGCTGGCACGGCTGGGTTTAATAAGGTAATATTTTCACCATTTTTACGCTGCTGAAATTCCACGGTAGGTGCAAAAAATATCTTCTTTCCGTTGGCTACTTTCATCATTCTTTCTTTGCCGTCTGAATTGCATTTTTCAATGAAAGTATCTAAACTGAAATCTTTTGATAATGGAATAAGCCTTTTTGGAATAATTAGGTTCACATCCCAAATCCCAGCGGTGCTTTGCTCCATTGTAATCCAATGAAAAAACGCTTTCTCATCGGCTTCCAATTGCAAGTACCAATCCTTATTTTTTAGCTCCGTATCGTGGTATCTTTTAGGCATTTATTTAGTCTTTTTAAAATAATTATAACAGCGAATCAAACGCAACTCCGCTTTGCTCCGCAGTCGTTTATTCGCACGTTGTGGTGCATTATTCTATCATTGCATTTATTAAATCTTCCTTTTTTGAACACCTAATATCTTTTTCACATTTTTCCATATATTGATCAGCAAGTTTAAAACTATGTTCTATAAATTGCTCCTTTGTCCATCTGTTTGCTCCAATGTTATTTTGAAGTTCCAATAGTATCTTTAATGCTACCTTATTCCTTTTTTTAATATTCATGCCTCATTTACTTCTAAAGTTCCAAATAATCCGTTAGGTCTATAGTACCCTATTTCATTATGATACTTTTTTATAAGTTCATCCCACATGTTACACCCTAAAGACTCCATTAATTTAATTTCTGCTAAAACTCCATCTTTATGAAATTCACTACCATCATCACTTAAATCAAATTCTTCTGGAAAGTAATGATGTAAAGCTTCAATGGCTAATCCATACAATGACCATGGTCCTATATTTTGTAGATTGTCTAAAATTTCTGATGTTTTAAATTGTTTTCTATTTTTCATCTTTATAAAGTTTATTTAATTGATAAATACATTCATCTATTTGTTTTGCTCTTTCACTAAATATTAGGGCTTGACTATAAGCACCTTCTTTACTTAGTCTAGTTGTAATTTTATTGTACTCATCTCTTGTACGTAACCATCTTGCTCTTAATGATGATATACCTTCGTCTAAATCTTGTATTTCAGATAAATGACTTAATTTTTCTTCTAGTTTTTTTACTATCTCTAATGACATTTTTCTATCAATCAACGCACCACAACATCAGCTAAGAAAACATAGCCAATTGATTTAGTGCCATTACGAAACGTGATTAGTGGCTACGTTTCTTAGCCATGACCGTTGGCAGCAATTAAATCCACTCCGCTTCACCAATTTTAATCATATTGGATATTCGTTGTTTGTTATTGCTATCAACATAGTTTGTAATATCTTCACCAGTTTCAATCATTTTGATTTGATTAATTGATACCTTGCCGTTTTTTGACTGATTGTAGTCAATTTCAAGTTTTCTATTTTTGTAAGTTAAGTTTCTTTTTGCCATCTGATTAAAATTAACTGCTGCCAACAATGTATAAAAAACAGGCGTAGGCAGCGTTTACGCTCTGAATTTAGGTTTATGGTTGAGCCCGATTTTTTATCATCGGACGTTATAATCAATATCTAATCACTCTCTATCCGGTCTACAAAAACACCTGCCAACATCAAGCCAGCATGTGCAATCCCTTCTTTTATCAATCGGTAATTCAAGCTGTTTCGCTTTCGGCTGCTTCTTCTTTTTCTTACGTTTTAGTCTATTCAATTTTTTTATAATATGTATCTAAGAAATACTGTTTAGGTTTTTTTTCACTATATATGTATGTAAATGGGTCTTTTTCACTATTAATACAGTAAAAATAAATCATTCCTTGATCGTTCCTTGATAATTTACTGCTCAATAAATTTCTAATAGATGATGTTCTAAATTCAAGTCTATTGTGTGCATGTGATGTTAGTTTAAATTTCTCTATTGAGCTTTCTTTTATAGTTTTTGCATCATGAATTTTTAAATATAAATTACCTTCTTTTTCAAAAATCTCAATGCATATTTTATCAATATTCTTTAAATCCATTACCTCAACAGCTCCTAATGAAATTCTGAAATGAGTGTTTGAAATAGAAATAAATTGCTTATTATTAACTCCTTTGAAATGAGTTATATCGCTTTTGGTGATGAAATTATTTAGTGTCATTATGTACCTCCTTTCCTTCTTCTTCTCGCTCATACTGAATTACTTCAATGATTTTACTTTCTTTGCATTCTGGAATGTCAAATGATACTAACATGTTACTAAGGCTCTCACGTGTCCGCTCTATGGCTTGTGTGATGTTCTTAGCTTCAATCAGCATCTTATTCTTAATCATCTTCTCTTTTCCGCTTTCCTCTGCTACAAAATAAGCCACGGTCGATTGGTAGTAAATCCCTCCATCTTCAAAATCGAATACGTCCGTTATACCGCTTTCGCTTATCGACTTGACTTTAAATTCTCCCCTTATGCTGTCGCCTAAGAATTGGTACAATTTCGCTTCTGCTTCTGTGAAGCTTACCGCATCTACTAAATACTGCTCTGTGGCTAGTTTAAGTCTGCCGTGTTCATCTTCTTTCTGGTACTTCGCTGTTCCTGTGTAATACATTGGTTTATTGTTTTAAGTGAATAATTAAATTTGATCGTATAGAAATTCTTCTATATATTTCATCACATTATATGTTTCATCATTGATCGATTTCAACATATCTGGATTACCTAAATACCTATCTTTGTTTTGCCCCCAAATCCATACTAAATATGAATCTGGAACATTTGCCATTGAATTGCCTTTGTATTTCCCGAAAGGCATTATTGAATTATCGTTCATTAACCTTGCTTTTATTAGTGAATAATTTCCTTTTCGTTATATGTTCTGCTTGCCGTTCCACTGCAAAATCGTACGATGCCCCATTCTTAATTGAATGGTTATAAATAGCCTGTGATTGCTTACATATCAACGCTATTCTTTTACTTTCCAATGCCATAAAGGCGTTTGCATAATGGTTGTTCATATCTACTTATTTAACCCCCTCCATTTCAAACATGCTTTGTCTATCGCTTTGATAGCTGACTTTCTTTAGGTGCTTTACACCGTCCATCCAATACGAATCATTCAGTTCAACTCCTATACCTTTACGCCCCATTTTAACCGCTTGGTATGGCACGGACATAATACCCCCGAACATATCGGCTATTATTTCGCCTTTCTCGCTGTAGCGTTCAATTAGCCTTTCGATAATATCCAACTGCAAAGGGCAAATGTGCTTCTCTAGGTTCTTTCGCTTTTGGTCTGCATTGAGGGTTTTCATTCTGCTTATATCCGTCCATACTTCTGGATTATGAGATATTGGAGGGATAGCCATGTAGGTTCTAGGTAGTTTCCCTAGCTGGTCTAAGGCTTCACAAATCGAAACGTGTTTTTCAAAATCGTAATTCTCAAATGCTTCAATGGCTTTCCATGTTTTTAGCACGTTTTTAAGCTCCATGTTTCGCAAATCTTCGGTTGCGAATAATGACTTTCCATTTGATTTCCAGTATCCATGCGCATCTATCTGCCATTTACTTAATCTATATTGCTCTTTTTCGTGCTTTACTGGATCATCTGCATAAGCGTTTTGATTGTCTGTCGGTGGCTTTCTGAATATCAATACATATTCTGGCATTCCCACGCCCATTTTAGTAGCATCTTTTACCTTTTCGCCATAGCTTAATCTGTAGGTCTGGTTATTTTCCCTTACTACATCGGTGGTAATGGTAATCCTTCCCATGAAATGAAAGCCGTGCTTTATAAAATGCATATTGGTATGGTCTGAAAATGGTATTTGATCTATAAAACCTACTCCATTCTGATAACCGTATTGGATCCTGTCTTTTACATGGATAGCGCAAATTCGCCCTGGCTTTAATGTCCTGTAAATTTCAGGTGTGATGTAATCCATTTGCGCAAAGAATGCATCATTAGTCGTATTATGTCCAAAGCAGTTGTAATTCTCTGAATACTCAAAATGATTTCCGAAAGGAATGGAACTGCAAAACATGTGAATAGAATTATCTTTCCATTTCGGTAATTCCATAGCAGAATCATTATTGACCGCTTCCCAATTTTCACCCTTTAAAACCTGTCGGTCTTTGAACATTTCCCTTTTTAAATCCTCTCTGTATAATTCAGAATTCAATCCGTATTTTTTAATTATCGCTGTCATTTCGTGCTGTAAAGTATTATGTTGTTTCCACTTGGTTTCTACTCGCTTTCGCATGGCTTCCTGAGCATCGGTGTAAATGATGTCAATGGTTACCTGATGCTTTTGCATGAATCTTACAATTCGATGTACCGATTGTATGAAGTCATTGAAGTTGTCAGTCAGTCCGATGTAAATTGCCCTGTGGCAATGGTGCTGAAAGTTGCAACCGCTCCCTGCTATCTCTGGTTTTGTGCTTAGTATCTTGTACTTTCCATCTCTAAAACCTGTCAGGTGATCTTCTCTGTCTTTTAGGTTCTGATTTCCCCAAACCGATTTACATTCTTTGCCTAATGCTTTTTGGATAGCGTGCCGTTCATCTTCCCTGTAATGCCAAACTATAAAGCTTTCCTTTTCGGGGTCAGGGGCAATTTCCCACATCTTAGAAACACGCTCTTCTAAGCTCTCTTTATCTTCTTTGGATTTATCCGCGCCTACTCCAGCATTGATCTGATGGATTAATTTATAACGTCCACCTCTATCGACTTTCGCTTCACGTTCTACCTTTACTTTATGCCAGTTTATTTTGGTTTCGGGTAAATCATATCCCTCATCTGAATATCCTAAATCAGACGGCTTTCTAACGAAACACGCCCAACTGGCTACCCAATGCCAAAACTCTTTAATCCGCTTATCGTAAAGCGTTAGGTTTCCTGCTTTAGTGCTATCTCGTTGGAAGAAACGTGTTAGTATTTGCCCTCTATCCATTATACCTAAATAATCTGCATAGTGGGTCAATTCTAAATATCGGTTCGGTGACGGTGTGGCGGTAGCTACAAATCTATATTTCACCTGCTTGAATAATCTTAGAAATACCTCTGTAGTCTGGCTATCCAGCGAACGTAATCCGCTGGCTTCATCTGAAGTTGCCACGGTAAAAAGTGAAGCGTCAATATTGCCCGAACGGATCCTTTCGTAATTAGTCAAATACACATCATGCTTCCCATCTATCTGGTCGGTGTGAGTGATGTATTTCAACCTGCCTTGCATATCTAGTATTTCAGCATCTTTTTGAAATTCGTATTGCACCGCTAAAGGGCATGTAATTAATCCCACCCCTCCGAACTTCTTTAAAAACTGTCGGACTATCTCTAATTGAATTACTGTTTTACCTACTCCAAAGCTTCCGAAAATCCCACGCCTACCGCCTTTAATGGCCCAATGGCAAATGTCTTTCTGATGTGGTAATAAGTTAGGATGCAGTTCGCTTTGGTCAATCTCGAATCCGTGCTTCTCGGCTATGGTAATTTTTGACTTTAAAAAGTCGTTATAATCGTTTTTCATTCTACTAGTTGTTTTGCGGTTCGTACTAAAAAGGGAATGAAAGTGATATAGAATATTGAAATCATAATGGGCGTTATTTCCAGTAGATCGCCTTTTGTAAAGACCGTGTAAAATATCCATGACATCATGACTACAAACATGAGATAAAACAGGTCGGCTAATCCGTTCCAAATGAATACCAATATCGCTATCACTTTCTTTATCCCTCTCATTTCATCGGCATTATTAGTACCTCATAATTCCCATCTTCACTTTTCACAAATACCGCTTTATTGTTGGTATGGTGGTGAACTAAATGAACCGTATCGCCCTGGCATGCCTTGCATGCTTTTATTACCTGATCGTAGGGTAATTTAATGGCTAACTCTTCACTGCTTTCGGCTTGAATGGAATTATCATAATCCTTTCCATAATCCATATCCTGAGCTTTCAGGTGGATTTTATCTTTAGCAAAATCAAAAAGCACATCATTATTTGAGCCCGTGAAATTCCCTGCCACGGTCAACTCGTCAATTAAAGCTTGCTTGTTTACTTTAACTATTTCACCATCTTTATGTCCGTTCAATACCGCTTCTAAATCTGGATAGTTTTCATCTATTTGATAGCCTATCAACGTAGTATCGCTATCCTGAAAAGCTATCTTACTACCACTTACATTCACGGTCACCAACTCATTATTAATGCTAAATATCTGCTCTAAGTGCTTTAAATATCTAGGTATCAATAACTGGAAATCGTCTAATTTCTGTAAGCTTTCGTTTTCTTCAAACAGTAGTATAGATGCTGTATATCCGTTGGTAGATGCAAAACTAGTCTGACCGTTTACTTTCTTCATTCTTACCGCTGACATGGACGGCCTCAAATCGTCATCCGCTGCAAATGGTAATGCCTTTTTCTGCAATATCCCGAACATTTCAGCATCCATCAAAAACGAATACTTAAACTCGTCCAGCTCGATATTAGGAAAATCATCTTCACTCTCTCCGCTCATTTTCATCTTTGCCGATCCTGCCGTGATGTTGATATTGATAGTCATTTTATTGACCTGCTCCGCTTCTAACTCTATGAATACATTTTTGCATAATTTCACATAATTTAGGATGTCTTTATAAGCAATCAGAATTGTTTCATTCTTATTGGTCTCGATTCCTTTGTATTCGTGAATGATGCTTATGGCTAAATCTGATGCGGTTAATTTTACCTTATCTTCTGCCGTTTCAATCTTTACATATTCGCAAATCGGCATGGCCGTTGATTTCTGAAATGCAGGAGCTACCATGTTAAGCGCATGCTTAAATTCATTTACTTTTAATCTCATGTGTTCTTTGGTTTAAATCTGTTTTACTTGATTTCCATACTGAAAATGAAAATCGAAATCGGTATAAGGAAAGCTAAGAAGTAAGCTAACCATGTTTTTTTTCTACTTGTCCGCTTGTCGAACTGGCTATTGTAATAATAGATGTTTATAACTATCTCAATAGCTGCTCCAGCTAAAGCGTACCAATGCTTCCCTATCAATACAAAAGCTAAAATACCCACGCTTATGATTCCGCAGAATACTATGTTTTGACTTACCTTTAACCACCTTTCTTTTATGGTGCTAAAGTTGTCAATCGCCCAATAAGCATGTGGTATCTGGCTTAGTATTGACAGAATGGTCAATGTGATAAATACCCACCTCATGATATAGTCTCGTTTAATAACATGGAATAATCATGTGGCATTTTTTGACGTTCCTTAAATGGCTTTCGAGCCACTTCTTTAAATATGTAGTTCCATTGCTGCCATCTTAATTTGTCGGAATATTCAACAAATAGCTCTACGTTTTCGGGTTGCTCTAGTGAGTGCCTTTGATGTTTCGGTTTTGGAATGCTTACCTGTATCACTTCTTCAATTTCATTTGCACTTAATCCCCTACGATCTAACTCATTCAATAACTCTTCTGTAGAATGTGAATTGAATTTCAAATGCTCTGGCATTACCTCCGTAATATCTGACAGTATCAAATTATTGTGCCGGTACGCTTTTCCGTTTGCTGTTGCGGATTGCTCCGAATATTCAGCATTAAAAGTGATGGTCGCATTGTTCCCTTCATCAAATTTCATTAACAAAGGTGTTTGCGTTCTTCTAACCTGTAGCCATATTTCGTTATTAGGATTCTCTAGCTCGCAAACTATCAAATCATAGTCATGCTTTTTATCCCTGTCGGCTTGGTTTATTTTTAATATTTTAACTGATGCTCTCATAGTTTCACAATCTTTTTAATTCGCTTATCTACTTTTTCGATTTCCTTTGCAATCACATTCGCTGCATAAGGACTTAAAGCTATATGCCCGTCAGATTCCAATTGCGCTTTTATGTTCTGCAATTCCACATACTTTTTATTGATGGCATTAATCCGCTCATCTTTGTTTTTAAAGTGTCTCCATAGCGTATTTTGCGCTTTGCTATTTTGGTTCACCTCGCTACCTGCTTCTGTTATTAGCATTAAGTCATCTCGCAATTCGCTAATTCTGCCTGTTACCTGGTTAATCCCCACTCCTAAAAACCTGCAAATCTCTTGCGCTGTGCATGGCTGGTTTAACCGTATTGCTTCCAATACTTCAAATTGTCGCTTACCTAAATTATCTATATTGTGATAGGCTGTATTCCTGTTTTTTACTGCTTCCATAGCTATTATTGATTATCAATCTTTTTAATTAAAACTTCGCTTAAAGGTACATTGTCGCCCCATCCATTAACAGCTCCTATAATTTCTACTTCATCATTCTTTATTTGCAATCCTGCTCTTAAATGATTCCCGAAATCTATTTCATATTTAGAATATGAATTTTTATCACTATTATTTTTCAGCTTATATTGATGGTAATTAGCTATCAAAACAGCTACTAACTTTGAGCTGTAATTAGTGCCACTTCCGTATCCTTGCTTATTTAAATACTCTAATGCTTCTTTTATATCCTGTTCCATTTTCTTAATCTTTTAAGCCTTTAAAAAAATCAATTGTATCTATTGATTATAAATACTTACCTGTTCTATTTTCTTTGTTACCGCTATTTTTAAGCGTCTTTCAAGCTTCTCGATGTCTTCATCATTTCGCTTTACCTTTACAATCAGAATCTTTAATTTATCCTGCTTAAACCTTGGATCGAATGAGACAAAAAACCACATCGAACGCCCTGTTAAATACATACTGCCTTGACATTGCCAGTAGGCTTTTGGATAGGTCGCTTTCAAAGTCTCTGCATCTTTTATTTCCTGTAGGCATAAGAAATGCTGTTTGCTATCTCGGCATTTTGTTTCTATGCCAGCATCATCTCCTATCAATCCGTCCGGGGTGCATCCAATGTGAGGGATTAAGCTTTGCGTAATGGACTTATTCAAATACTCGCTTTCATGGTCCACAAATACCTGATCATCTCCATAGTGGTCGACCTTAATACCTGTTTTTCGCATAAACTCCTTAACCGCTATTTCTTCCCATTCTTTGCCCCATCGCATAGCAGAGGTTTCAAAGTGGTCTGGTAATGTGTCGGTCAGTTCTTCAATGACCTTTTCTAATACATAGGTTTCGCCACCGTCTGAGAATGCATAAGCTCCGTATGCTACATATCCAGCTTTTACTAACCTGTGAGCGATGTCTACTTTTGTTCCTGCAGTTGATAGATTTAACTCTTCAGCATCTTTTACCAAATAATCTTTTAAAGCTTTTGATACTCTTATCGCTGCTTCGTGTTCTGTTTCATCTACCCCTGCAATCAGTCTATCATATTCCGAAGCGGTAAATTTACCTTTGCGCTTTTCTAACCAGACTTCTTCCTTACTTCTCAGTTCGTCTAAACCAATGGGGGCTGAATGTAAATCTGGCAATCCCGTTTTTATTTCTTCTAATCTTTCCAGTTCCATAATTATAGAAGTATTGGTTTTACGCTCCATGTATCAGAATTGAAACCGTTGGTTTTATTCTTTTTCTTGCCGTTGAATGTGATTCTTATAGGTGTGGTTTCTAGTTCAATTTCACCGCTTTCTAAGTTGCTTTCCATTGTTGCAACTAATCTTTTTGAACCGTTTTTAATGGTTTTGAATGTTCCATCTTGATTTTGAGATAGGAATATGATACAAGGGAGCATTACCGTTTCACCTGTTTTTTCATCTTCATAAGGTTCTTCATTGATATTCAATAACACTCCTACCCTATAATCTCCTTCATTTTCTGGTGTCCAGTATTCGCTTGATAATTCCCTAAATGAAAGTTTCGCTTCATGTAGGTTTGGTAAGCTATGAATCTTACTTACCGCTGTTTCGCTTGATTTTACTTCTGATTTTTCCATTGCTTTTTATTTAAAATTTGATTTGTTGCTTACTTTATAGTTCACCTGATAAGGCTTTTTGGATAGCTTTTTTGGCTGTCATTACTGAAATACTATGTTCGCCTTCACTTAGTATTAATTGCAAGGCTTCTAATAAGTCAGGTGCAGCTGCTATTAGGTTGGCGTTTGCTGCCATTGTATCTTGGTCTATCCCTATATATTCATTTATTTGAGTAGAAGCTAAAGCTTGTGCATTCCCAACTGGTGTGATATAATAGTATAAGCCATTATATACGCTTTCCCATTTTGTATTTGTTCCTTTAAATTCTAGATTATCCATATTGAATTATTTATAAAATTTTGCTTTCAGTTTTTGCCTTACTTCAAATCGGTATCGCTCCAATTCGCTCATCGGCTTAATGGATTGGTTGCTTTGCTTTTGCGCAATCATCGCTTTCAAATCCTCTATGGATAGGCTGTCATATACAGCTTCTATGATTGCGTTATTTCTCATTAGCTCCAGCCTTCTATTTGAAGTTTCTCCAATAGATACTCTTTAGCTTCTCGGCTATCATTGATCGTATTGGTGCAATTCATGACTGCTTTTTTAGCCAGTTCAATCACTGCTTTTGAGTTGCTTTGCGTGAGGTTGTTGGATCGTGCAACCACATATCGCAAAGTGTGTAGGCTTACCCCTGTAAGATTCGCTACATCCGCATAATCATTTTTAGAGGTGTGTTCTCTCAAATAATCCGATAGCTGTTTACTAATCAGATTTCCATAGTGTTTTTCTTCAAATAGCATTTTCAAGTTGTTTTATATCCTGTTCTAATTCCTTTACTAATTCATTCAATCCTAATTCTCTCGCTATCCTAACCCACTTATTAGCGGTCATAAACCCAGCATTATTATCGAAATCCGTACGTAATATTTGTGTTAAATCACTTACTGTCTTTTTTGATAATTCACTCATATCACAATCATTTTTAAAAATTTCGCTTCAATTATCGCTTTTTGGGTATCGGATATTTCTATTAATCCTTCTTCCCCCCATAATTCCACCTCATTAATTCTTACCTCATTTTTAATTACCTCAATTTCTTTTGGATTTAAATAAGTCGCTGGTATCTCCCTGTAATCCATGTCTTTATCTACTTTCGCCACGGCTGTAAATACCTCCCCTTCATGCTCTAGGTCAAATTCTACCGATCTATCCCTGCAATCAATACAGTCCGAAAGATCAATTATGTCACTACATTTAGTGACCTCTTTTAATATTTCATCAGTAGCATATATTAATTGTGGCATCATTTTGGTATATTGTTGTTATTACATGACAAATATACACATATTCACGTATGAAGCAATACGTAGATACGTATTTTTGTGTTTTAATTTCTTATCTACTTATAACTTATTGAAAATGAAAGGCTTGGACTTAAAAAAAATTCGTGAAGAAAATGGAGGTTTAACTCAATTAGAAATGGCTAAGCGATTAGGAGTTAAATTTAGAACTTATCAGAACTATGAATATTTAGATAAAATACCTACTGTTATTGAAAAGCTCGTCAAATATGAAATGTTTAGCGATAAGGTAAGCGAACCACCTCAGCAATATCAGAACTTAGAACCGCCTAATGATAGCTCCATCATGAAAGTGCCATTAGTTCATCAATATGCTTATGCTGGCTATCTATCTGGCTATAGCGATGATGATTATATAAGTGATTTACCTACTGTCCCTTTTGTAGTCGAAAGTAAAGTGTATAGAGGTAATTATATGGCGTTTGAAGTCCGTGGCGATAGCATGGATAATAGAAGCATTGAAAGCTACCCAGAGCATTCGATTGTAATGGGGCGTGAAATATCCAAATCACATTGGCAAAGCAAGCTGCACATTTCCCAATGGGATTTTATTATAGTACACGAAACGGAGGGAGTATTACTAAAGCGAATCATTAATCACGATGTCGAAAGAGGTACTATTACACTCCATAGCTTGAATGACTTATATGAGGATTTCACGGTAAGCCTGAATGAGTGTATTAAAATATTTAATGTGGTCAAAAAGATACTAGACCCTGTAAGATAA